GGCGCGACCCTTTCCGGAATCGGTCTAACCCGGACCCCACCCCTACCCGACCAGCCCGCTACAGGTTGAGACTCCGCGCTCGCCCCGCCCCGCTTGGATTCTCATAAACAACCAACACTTTTTCCAAATTTCGGCTAGGCCGACCCCACCCCCTTCATATAGAACACCCCCCGGCATCACATTTGGTACCATGCTGCGAATTCGTATATATTTCGCAACAATGCAGCCGCTCGTTCCGGACATCGAAGAGAACATTGCCCTTCCGGCCAGCATGGCTGAGGCCATGCCCACCCTGTCTTTTAAAGAAGAACTGGATATGCGGGCGAGGACGATCAAGTTGATATCGGATTTATCGCAGCAACCCATTGTGCCCAACGAAGAGGATTGCGCGTCCGCACAAGAGCTTGCCGTCGAAATGGCCAAGCATCCTAGAAAGAAGCAGGATTTGGCTAAGTATCCGAACGAAACCGTCGCGTTTCTGGCTGGGCTCGTGGCGGAGTCGAACCACATGATCGTGGACGACCTCTCCGAATTGAAACTATTTGTTTTGAATAACCTGATGAAGGAATTTGCCCAGTCCGACGATGCCAAACTGCGCACACAAATTTTAACCAAGATTGGCGAAGTAGACGGCGTAGACGCATTTAAGAAGCGAAGCGAAGTCACGCACGTGATAAAGCCGATTGAAGAGGTTGAGCGAGAGCTTTTGCGGATTTTGGACGGCGTGGAATACGACGTGGTGGCTGAAGAGGGTGAAGTAAACGAGGAAGTTGTCGAGGAAGCCGAGGAATTACCGGAAGAAATAGGCGAGAACGATGCCCCGCCTAACACCTGAGAAGCTGGCTGCGCTGAAACTGGCGCTACCGGGCATGAAAGAGAAGCAAAAACGTGAGACGTTAAGGCTTTTGCAGGAATATGAGCGTCAACTGACGCAAGAAAGGGCGAAAGAATCTTTCTTAGACTTCATCAGCCACGTCTATCCGGGCTACAAAGTAGGGCCGCACCACAGACATTTGGCTAGAATTTTTGAAGAAATTACCGAAGGTAAAAAGAAGCGGGTCATCGTCAACATTGCGCCTCGCCATGGCAAGTCAGAGATGATCAGTTACCTCGCTCCGGCGTGGTTTTTAGGCAAATTTCCGCATAAAAAGGTCATTATGGCCTCACATACCGCCGATCTTGCGGTAAATTTCGGTCGGCGCGTGCGTAACCTTGTTGGGAGTGACCCCTACCGTGACATTTTTCCCCAAGTGGAACTTCAAGCTGATAGTAAGTCTGCTTCTCGCTGGGGTACTAACTTCAATGGCGAGTATTTTGCTATTGGTGTTGGCGGTGCTTTGGCCGGTCGCGGTGCTGATCTGTTCATTATTGATGATCCTCACTCTGAGCAGGAGGCCAAACAAGGCCGAGTCGATGTTTTCGACCCCGCATGGGAGTGGTTTCAGTCAGGCCCCGTCCAACGATTGATGCCGGGTGGCGCGATTATTGTGGTCATGACCCGTTGGTCCAAGATGGACCTGACTGGAAAGATTATTGATCACATGACCCGCGAGGAAGACTCAGACCAGTGGGAGGTTGTAGAGTTCCCGGCCATTTTAAACGATAAACCGCTTTGGCCTGACTTCTGGACGATAGAAGAACTGCTGGCTAAGCGAGCTTCGATGGATGTGCGGTACTGGCAGGCCCAGTATATGCAGGATCCGACCTCAGAAGAGGGTGCACTGATCAAGCGAGAGTGGTGGCAGGTCTGGGAATCTGAAGTCCCGCCACCTTCTGAACACATTATTATGAGCCTTGACGCCGCTCAAGAGAAGACTAATCGGTCTGACTTCAACGCTCTGATGACGTGGGGCGTGTTTTTCAACGAGGAAACTAAGAACTATAACATCATCTTGCTCAACTCGATCAAGGTTCGCATGGAGTTCCCTGAACTCAAGGCATTGGTGCTAGAGCAGTACAAAGAGTGGAACCCGGACTCGTTCATTGTGGAAAAGAAGTCCAACGGTGCAGCGTTGTATCAAGAAATGAGGCGGATGGGTGTGCCCATCAGTGAGTTCACGCCCGGTAAAGGGCAGGACAAGATCAGCCGGGTCAACGCGGTGGTGGACCTGTTTTCTTCAGGGATTGTGTGGTGTACTCAGCACCGCTGGGCGTGGGAAGTTGTTGAAGAATGTAATGATTTTCCAAGTGGCTCCCACGATGACTTAGTGGACGCCACGACTTTGGCGTTGATGAGATTTAGACAAGGTGGGTTCATCCGCCTCCCAACTGACGAGCCTGAGCCGACGAAATGGTTCAAGAGCCACAGACGGGAATCGTACTACTAGGAGATTTAAATGGCTGTTGACAAAAGCTTAATGCAGGCTCCGTTAGGTCTTGATGCCCTTGCTCCCCCTGAGCCAATCCAAATTGAAATCGTGGACCCCGAAGAGGTCCGCATTGGTGTAGACGGCATGATGATCGAGCTTTCTAAGGAAGAGCCTCGTGCCGAAGATTTTGATGCCAACCTCGCAGACTTTATGGGTGAGAATGAGTTGCAGAGCCTAGCCTCTGAACTTTTGGGGCAGTACGAACAAGACCTTTCAAGCCGCAAGGACTGGCTGGATACGTATGTCAAAGGTTTGAAAATCCTCGGTATCCGCTACGAAGAGCGAACCGAGCCGTGGCCGGGTGCGTGTGGTGTGTTTCACCCGCTCTTGATGGAGAGCGCGGTCAAGTTCCAGTCTGAGACGATCATGGAGACCTTCCCTGCGATGGGTCCGGTCAAGACCAAGATTATAGGCAAGGAAACCCCGGAGAAGAAAAACGCCTCGATCCGCGTTGCGGATGACATGAACTACCAACTGACAGAGGTGATGAAGGAATATCGCCCCGAGCATGAGCGGATGCTGCTCAGCATGGCCCTCGCGGGTAACGCCTTTAAAAAGGTGTACTTTGATCCGAGCCTTGGGCGACAGACAGCGGTTTATATACCGGCTGAAGATATTGTTGTGCCGTACGGCGCGGCAAATCTTGAGACGGCAGAGCGTGTTACGCACCGGATGCGTAAGACGAAGAACGAACTTATCAAACTGCAATACGCAGGCTTTTACCGTGACATCGACTTAGGCGACCCGGTTCGCACGATGGACGAAGTAGAGAAGCAGAAGGCAGAGGATCAGGGCTTCTCAGCGTCTATGGATGATCGGTTCCAACTGCTTGAAATGCACGTCAACATCGATTTGCCGGGTTATCCGGATGTCGATAAAGACAATAACGAAACGGGGATCGCTCTACCTTACGTAGTGACGATTGAGAAGGGGACTGGAACTATTTTGGCGATTCGTCGCAATTGGCGAGAAGATGACGAACTTAAACAAAAGCGCCAGCACTTTGTCCATTACGGATATATCCCCGGCTTTGGCTTCTATTATTTCGGACTTATACACCTTATCGGCGGTCATTCTAAAGCGGCTACCTCCCTCCTTCGCCAACTTGTCGACGCCGGAACTCTTAGCAATCTTCCGGGTGGTCTCAAATCACGCGGTCTCCGTATCAAAGGAGACGACACCCCCATTGCCCCCGGCGAATTCCGAGACGTAGATATTCCGTCTGGCGCGATTCGCGACAACATCCTGCCGCTCCCGTACAAGGAGCCGAGCCAGACCCTTTCCATGTTGATGGATCGGATCGTCGAGGAAGGTCGTCGCTTTGCTGCGGTGTCGGATCTCAAGATCTCGGACATGTCTTCGCAGGCTCCGGTTGGTACCACGCTTGCCGTGTTGGAGCGTGTTCTCAAAGTCATGACCGCCGTGCAGGCTCGTGTGTACTACGCGATGAAGCAGGAGTTCAAACTGCTTGCCGGAATCATCCGAGACAATACGCCAGAGGAGTACAGCTACGAGCCGGAAGTTGGATCTCGTAAAACGAAGAAGTCGGACTATGACGATGTAGATGTTATCCCAGTCAGTGATCCGAATGCGGCAACGATGTCGCAGAAGGTTGTGCAGTATCAGGCTGTCCTCCAATTAAGCCAAACCGCTCCGCAACTCTACGACCTGCCCTATCTCCACCGGCAGATGATCGAGACCCTTGGCGTCAAGAACGCTGAGAAGATTGTTCCGGCTCCGGATGATCAGAAACCGCGTGACCCCATCACCGAGAACATGGATGCCATGACGGGTAAGCCGCTCAAAGCCTTCATGTATCAGGACCACGAAGCGCACATTCAGATCCACATGGCCCTTGGGCAAGATCCGAAGATTGCTCAGCAGATTGGGCAGAACCCGATGGCGCAGCAGATCACGCAGTCGCTTCAGGCTCACATCATGGAGCACGTGGCGTTCCAGTACCGTCGTGAGATTGAGAAGCAGCTTGGCGCGGCCCTGCCCCCACTGCCGCAGACCGATCAAGACGAGTACGACTTGCCGCCTGAGTTTGAAGTGCAGTTGTCGCAGTTGGCTGCAGCCGCAGCAGCACGGCTCCTACAGAAGGATCAGGCCGAGGCACAGATGCAGCAAGCCGCCCAGCAACAACAGGATCCACTCGTCCAGATGCAGATGATGGACCTGCAGATCAAGCAGATGCAGGCACAAGTCAAAGCCCAGCAATTGCAGATGGATGCGCAGATCCGCATGGCCGACCAGCAGCGCAAAGCCCAGAAAGACATCATGGACGCCGCTGCCAAGGCCGACGAGTTGGAGCTTCGCAAAGCAGAGATTTCTGGCCAGCAGCAGCTTGAGGCCGCACGCCTCGGTGTTGACATCCAGAAGGACAAGGCCGCGTTGTCAGCCAAGCAACAGATCGAAGGAGTTCGCCTCGGTCTTGATATTGGTAAAGCGCGGGACGGCGCCGATGCACGGCGCACACAGGCTAACAAGCCGCAACCGACAGGTGAGTAATGAGTTATTCAAACGCTTTGGAGTACCTTGAGACAAAACTCAAGGATGAGCGCAATTTAATTGTTGAAACCCTAACTCAGGGAAAACTGGATGAGGGTGAATACAAACGCCTGTGCGGGGCGTTACAAGGTCTTGACCTCGCACGCAACCATATCAAAGACCTTGCAAAACGTATGGAGGAAGAGTGAGTAGTATCAACATTGAGAAGACACAGGAAGAGGCTGCAAAAGCCAAACTCCTGCCGGAGCCCAAGGGCTACCGAATCCTATGTGCAGTCCCGCATGTAGAGGAAGAGTTCGATAGCGGCATTATCAAAGCAGACGACACAAGACGAACTGAGGAGCTGACCACAGTCGTGCTGTTTGTTGTGAAGCTGGGTGAGCAGTGTTATGCCGATAAAGAGCGCTTTCCAACTGGCCCATGGTGCAAGGAAGGAGATTTTGTCCTGACTCGCCCCTATTCCGGTACCCGCGTGGTCATCCATGGCAGGGAATTTCGCATCATCAACGACGACACCGTAGAGGCTGTCGTGCAAGACCCCCGTGGCATTCGCCGCGCATAAAGGAGTAAACCATGGCTGTTGAACAAACTGAATTTAAGTTTCCTGACGAGATCGAACAGGAAAAGGCTGCTGCCGCTGAACCGGCACAGGCCGATGACGACCTAAAGGTCGAACTTGTCGATGACACCCCCATAGAAGATCGAGGCCGTAAGCCGCTGCCCAAAGAGATGGTGGCTGAGCTAGAAAAGGACGATCTTGAGGAGTATTCCGACAAGGTTAAGAAGCGCCTTTCCCAGATGAAGAAAGTCTGGCACGACGAGCGCCGTGAAAAGGAACGTGCGTTCCGCGAGAAGGAAGAGGCCCTTCGGTTCGCAATGGCCCGCGAACAGGAGATTAAACAGCTAAAACAGCGTCTTGGCAATGGTGAAAAAGCCTACTTCCAAGAAGTTACCAAGGCCGCTAACAATGACCTCAATGTCGCCAAAGACCGCCTGAAGCAGGCCTATGAGGCCGGGGATGCTGAAAAGATAACCGACGCACAGGAGGCTTTGACGGAAGCTAAACTGCGTATTAAGCAGTATGAGAATTTTAAGCCCTCTTTACAAACTGAAGAGGTAAGAGTACAACCGACTCAACAGTACCCGGTGCCGCCGGTACCTCAAGCTGTTTCGGACCCAAAAGCCGAGGCATGGCGCGAGAAGAATACTTGGTTTGGCACTGACGAGGAGATGACCGCCCTCGCGCTGGGACTGCACGAAAAATTGGTCCGGTCTGGGGTAGATCCGCGAAGCGATGATTACTACGACCGAGTTAACGCGACCATGAGGAAGCGTTTTCCTGACTACTTCAACGAAGATGTAGCCGAGGAGAAGCCGACTCAAACGAGACAGGACGAAAAGCCTGCTCGCACAAAACCAGCCAATGTAGTGGCTCCGGTAACGCGAGGAACCGCGCCGCGTCAGGTCCGCCTGACACCGACTCAAGTTGCTATCGCCAAGAAACTGGGACTGAGCAACGAGCAGTACGCACGTGAACTTTTCAAACTGGAGGCTAACTAAAATGGCTGAGAATAGACTTGCACGCGAACTCGAAAATCGAGAATCCGCACAACGCAAAATGGCGTGGACCCCGCCCCAAACGCTCCCTGAACCGGAGCCGCAGGATGGTTGGGTATTTCGCTGGATCCGGACTAGTATTATGGGTCAACCTGATCCTTCTAATACGTCTGCAAAATTTCGGGAAGGTTGGGAGCCTGTGAAGGCCGAAGACCAGCCCAAACTGATGATGCAAGCTGATCCGAACTCCCGCTTTAAGGGGAACATCGAAATCGGCGGGTTGTTGCTTTGTAAGGCTCCGGCTGAATTAATGCAGCAGCGTGATAATTATTACGCCACGCAAGCAAAGGCTCAACTGCAGTCTGTAGACAACAACTTTATGAAGCTAAACGACGAGCGTATGCCGCTCTTTAATGAAAAGAGAACGACGATCTCGTTTGGTAAAGGCAAATAACTTATTTTGGAGTAACTAATGGCATATCCTACTATCGACAAGCCTTATGGCTTGAAGCCGATTAATATAATCGGCGGGCAGGTGTTTGCCGGTTCGACTCGCCAACGTCGTATTGATTCTGGTGCTTC